AGCGTGCGCCAGCGTCCGCTATTAAACACTGTACGTCTTTCGCAGACTTTCCCTCGCTGTCAACACCCCCAATATTTCTAGTCCCATCCATAGTGTATTGATCACTACGAAACTCGGTGCGGTCTTCAAATGTCTTACCACCAAAGAAACCACTTTTACTTTTAGTAAGGTCTAAGGATTTCTGTGACTCAAGGATAGCAGGATCGTTTGCTTTGTATTCGATACTGTAACCTTCCTTACCTGCTTGAATTTTGTAAGAAGAATACGGTGTGCCGCGTGGGATATTGATGGTAGGGACTTGAGGATGCTCTGGTCTATGAATGACATACCCCAACAATCCAACGTGCGCTAGTGCAAAGAGTCCACCCAAGGTCAATGCAATACCTTTAATAGGTGACTTGCGTGGTGCTTGGTCGGTTGAGTTGAGGTCAGACATATCTAGAAAGGCAAAGCGGGTCCTGTTGAAGTTGGTAGTTCTGGCATCTCAGGCATAGCAGCATCCATCATTCCAGGAAGTGCTCCTGTAATTGCTTCTGCAGCTGCAGCTGCGATTTGATCTTTTGCGTTTTCGATCATTGCATCTTTATTTGCATATACATATGCACCGCCACCAACGATGGCACCAGATACGGCAAATGAAAGAATTGAAAGTACGTTAATAATTTTTTGCATCGTTACATTTTGTAGGTTTCATCTGTAGAAATTTTGATTGGTCCCTGCTCAAGACGAATAGTCTGCGAAGGTGCAGTTTGTGCTGCTTTCTCAATCAATCTTTCCATCTGGTCTTTTGTGATACCACCATTACTACCACCACCTTCTCCTGCTTTCTTCGCTGCCTGGACACCAAAAGTAGCTAAAACTCCAGTGAAGACGCTGGCAATAAAAGTCGGATCTAGTTTCTGCTCTGGGATACCCAGTGCAGGTGGAAGTTTGATGTATGCAAGCGTGAGAATTCCCCCGCTCCACACAAGAATGCCGAGCCTAACAAAAGTAGACAGAATAGCAAGCTGTTCTTCTTTGTCATCTGCTGCCTCTTTAATTTTACCGAGAAGACCTTTCTTTTTAGGGTCTTCTTTTTTAACTTCGTCAGGCATCGAATACAATCAAGGCTCTTCTATTTATCTATTTGCTCCTCATTTCCTTCTAGTTCTGCACGTTTCAGCATCTTCGCAAGATCGGCAGTACTACCAACAAACATAGTATTGTTTACTGTTGACGGACCCTTTGCGTCTTTTCCTTCTTTTACTTCTTTAGTATCCTTCTGGAGTTTCATCAACTTATCAGTTGTATCTCCTAAATTTTTAATCATCAAAGCTGCAACTTCGTATGCTCTGGGATGATCAGACGATGCAGCAACGTCAAGAATACCGTTCAAAGCTTCTTGACCTTTTTCTATTAGGTTGTAAAGTTGACCACGAGTATATTCATAGTCCTTCGTGACATCTTCTTCTCTGACTTTCTTTTCTTCTGGAACAACTGTAGACTGTACCACTTCGACTTCCTCGTCAGGAAGATTAAAAACGTCTTGCATATTTTCGTCTAGTTTGCTCATAAGAATTCAAAACCTTCATTAAAACCAAAGTTGTCATCTGGTGCTACTAAAGCATCATCAGCTGATGTAATCACACCATCGCCATCTTTATCTTCCAGTGCCTTAGGTGTATATGTAAGACGAATATCTTTTCTTCTATTCGAGTCAGACATATTACCAATCTCCATAATAGATTTCTTAATAACACTGATGTTGGTAAGAGGACCGTAGAGATATGTTTTTACTGTAAAACTTAATCTGTATTCTAGGTAACGACGTTGCTTAAAGTCTCCATCATATTGATCGGTGTAATCAACATTGTTAAGAACAACAGGAACGTCTCTAACTTCATCCATATCAGGAATCATCTTGATAGGGATATTAAAAGCTGGTTGGAAATATGGAAGAATTTGTTCCAGGATACTCAAACCATCATCTTGAGACTTAGCAAGAATACCTAATTCAAATCCTATGTTATAAGGAACAGGCATATATTGCTTTCTGACACCGCCAGTTGCGTCATCCGTATTCTTGTATATTTGAATAGGACTAGTCTTTCTCGTACCATCGTACGTATAACTAGTCATCTCAAAATATAATCTCGGAAGAGTCACCTGAGACTGTTTGTCTACATTAGGTAGATCTTCCAATCTCACGACAAATTTATCTCTAGGACCATATGCTAGAGGAACCTTTTCGCGAATCACTTCGTTGCCAGCTTCGTCTAAGTCACGCAATTCGATATTATTAAAAATAGTACCGAACGCAATGACTGTACGCCGAATAGTGCCGTTATAGAAATACTGTAACATTAGAAACTACCTGTCTTATTTCCGATATCTCCGAATGGATTTCTTTCGGAGAAGTCAATGACATCATCTGCCTTGAATTCAATAATTTGATTATCGTCATACTGTATACTTTCTATGGTAACAGTAGTGAACGATTGAATAGTACCGCTGCCGTTTGGACCTGTGACAATCTCATTTTCTTGGAACGATCCTTTAGGATAGACAACGGTAAGTTTACCAGTGCCAGAATCAAAGTCTACGACAGTACCAGAAGCACCACCAGCTGCTGTAAAGTCTTCACCTTCAGCAAAGGTGCCAGTAACATTGATCAGTGTAATCGGGAAGGTATAAGCTTCCTTCTCTAGTTGATCAACAGCAAGATCGCCAGTATCAAAGAGAGTGTTACCACGCTCCATAATTTCAGCGGTGATGGTGTAGAAATAAACTTTCCCCAATTGGAAGAAAGGCATTTCTTTTTCAACGAATTTGATTTCGTAATTATCACCTGTTAAGGGATAATGAATGATATCTCCTTCATTGGGTCGATCAGGAAGTTGCGGATTTGCTGCATCAACTTGACTCCACCTATTGACAGAAACAACAAATGTTGCTTCGTCTGTGATACGGAGACCAAACTTTGTAACGAGCTCAGCACCCATTCCACCGAATCCTTCTACGTTTTGTAGAAGCATCTCCACTACGTATATATCCTCAAAACGTGAAAGAACGACATCATTCAACACATCGTCCTGAATCATCACTCTTGGAATATACTTAATGTCACTCCCAAAAAGTTTAATTTGTTCATCTACAAGATCTTGTACAAGACCCTGTTCTCCAGATGTACCGCCGTGTAAAGCGGGAAAGTAAGGACTAGTAGGCATTACCCGATAAGATCGTAGGGCGGTAAGGCATAAGTAGAAAGAATCTCAGATTCTATTTTTTCTACTTCAGCAACAGCTTCGGTGTAAATCTTTTCTCCATTGAGAGAAATCCCACCAGGCAGTTGAACACCAGTATATTTTGTCAAGTTGGTACCCCATTGTCTCTTTACGAGAGCGGTGAGATACTTCTTCAGGAATGGATCATTATAAATTTGTGTGTATGTGGTGGGATCCAATGCTCTATAGCATTCGATAATCAGGAACTCACCTTTTTTAATATCCTCAGCTGCTGTATCAAGATAAAGACGATCTTGTCTCTGATTCCATCTATACTGAATAAATGTTCCGTTGTTCAAAACAAAGTCAAGAGTTTCTAGATAACTCTTAGTCATATAATAATTTAAAATATCTACAGCACCAAAGTGGTAGAGGTCATTAAGAAATATTTGATACTCAATACCAAAAAGAGCACCTCTGATCCCACTAGACTTAATACCAAAAATACGATTAATACCATAAACGTGTTCAGGGATAGGGATGTAGTTATCCCTTTCAGTCCACTCGCTTCCTGAAACTGATGTGGTTTGATTTTGCGATTTAAATCTTGTGACATCATCTTCCGTAATCTCGTGCTTCAGCATCATTTTTTCGGTGCCGTTGTATGTCCACTCTGCAAATTTTTGCAAAGCGTCATCCGTCAGATCATCGATCTGCTCTTGGGCAACGTTAACTTGCAAGACAGGTTCGCCAAGCTGCCTCTTGCAATAGTTCTGTAATTCAGTTCTCGTACTTGGTGACGCCATCGCACAAAAATACCCTTCTTATCTATTTAGCCGTACGTAAAGTACTGCTTTAACAGAGAGAAGGGTAGAAAGTCGGATACTGAAGCTTAGGCAACCTCTGCTTCGGTAAGCAGTTCACGCTCGGGTGCTTCGCCATCTGGTTCATTTTGATCCTGCAGGATATTCAATCCTTCTACAGCACCTTGGAGTTTCAGGTAACGCTCTTTGGCATTTGCAAGCTTCTGTTCGTAGTCAGCAATCTCTTTCATCAGGTCTTTAGCCTGAGTAGAGAAGTTGAGAATAAGTTCTTCAGTGGTCATTTTGGATTCTTTAATTACGTAAAAAAGAGGGGACCGAAGTCCCCCCTAGTATAGAGTATTTAGTTGTCCAGGTCAATCGGTTTCCCGTATTATGCCTGAGACTCACTCCAGGAAATACGACCCGTGACGGTGAAGGGTGAGGTGTTGTTCACACCCGTAAGGTCAACAGGTTCAGCGATAACAGTCAGGAGGTCAGGTCCGTTCGGGAAGATACCGTCACCGCCGAGGATGGAGTTACCCATCTCAACCAGGGTGCTAATATCATACGAGATGGAACCTGTACCACGCTTACCAGAGTTGTCAATCTGACCACCAGCAGCACGGAAGGAGAAGATCTCAAGACCACCAGCGTAGGTGTCGTCCACCGTGTGCTTGATCAACTGAGACAGTGACGGAGGTGCCACGTCTAAGTATTGGTCAGTGGACAGCGACGGGTTCAAGATCAGTTTGATCTCGCACTCGTGCGTGTTCACGATGTCAAGAGAGTTGAGCTGCAACTGCATTCGGTTGATGATCTCACGTTCACCCAAGGAACCAGACAGCGAAGAGTCCACAGAAGGCGACAGGCGAATAGACACCAACGGAATCTGCGAAGGCACCACGTTGTCAGTACCAGTAACTGCACCAACCGAGAATTGAGTGCCACTAGGAACAGCAGGACTACCCAGATCACTATTAATGATGCTGGTACCTCTGTTGTACTGGAAGCGCTCGTTACCGTTAGTATCGATATACAAGAAGTCAACTTCTAGATTACCGCTCGAAGAACGAGAACGATAGATAGCGCGACCATCTACGAACCAACCATTAGCAATGGTAGTCTGATACACAGTAGTACCCTGTGTTAGCTTACCAGACTCACTAGTTGGGAAGAACGTTCTAATGTAGAAACGCATATTACGCGACCAACCTTCACCAACGTTATATTGGGATTGGATTGACGAGTTTTGGTTCGTTGTAGCGCTTTGTGCAACTTCGTTGGTAAACTTCAGCAAGTTACCAGATGCAGTAAACAGATACGCTTTGTCACTATCGAATCTACCATCGGTGATAACAGAAGTACCCCAGTGGAACAGAGACGGAATGTAAGTCGGAATACCAACGTTCTGAATCTCATAACGTGCAGGCAAGTTACCAGATCTGAAGTATGCCTCGGTCAAGCGGTTGTTGTGCTTGAACTCGTGGATGTACTTAACGTGACCGTTCTGATCCTTAAATCCGAAACGAATCTTACCAGCACCATACCAGGAGTAGTCCATATACGCCATCTGGATCTTACTGATGTCTAGAATAAATCCAGACTTACCAGATCCATCACAGT